ATTTTCTTTGTTTCTATGTCCCCAGCATGGCCAGTGCCGGGTGAGGGGGAAGTCACCTTCCTCCGAGCCTCTAAAACAACTGATTTTAAAACTCTGCAGAATCAAGCTGCGCCGTAAATTTCGGCTGTGTGGTTACATTTTATGGGTAAAACCCTCAGATTGTATGTCCAGTACAATCCCCCAATAACCGTGTCCGATGATTTCTATTTACCCAGCCCCCTAATTACGGTTCGGGCCGGTACACTGTGTCTTCCAGTAGTCATATCATTCCCATGCGACAATCCGGGCGGGTTCCGGAACTGCACACGATACGTTGCCCTTACGGGTCGTTCCGCGCATAGAGTCACGTCCAACGATAGGATAACCAGTTCGCACAATGCTTTCAATCACCACGATAACGTTCACACAACGTACTACCGGCTTACAGCATGATATGCATACAAATCAGCGAGGTGCACAAACAACAACATAAATACATACACATTAACACTGTACAGTGTCTTTCAGTGGAAATCCAGGTAGCTTTATCTCGACATTTCATCCACACCCGGGAAGAGATTTTAAGTTGACTCTTCAGCACTATCAACCCCACCTAAATCATAGAGTTTCCTAAGCAGATTATACTGTTCGGCAGATATGATTCTCCCATCAATCGGACTCACAGAATTGCTGACTTGCGGTATCTTGTTCCGTCGCATGGCGTCATCAACAGCCTTCTTGTTTGCAATTCTGGCCTGTTTGTCCATGACGTGAGTGAAGACTTCTGAGCTAAGATTAACCAGAGCAATCTGTGTGACATAAATATCTATAGTCACTGTTCCGGTCGGGAGAATGGCACCCGTCCCAAATGTGAGTGTCGGTGACGACGCATTAACAGTCATTTGGTAACTTCTCATCAAGGATAAGGACGAAGTGCCTGATGGTGGAGACGACTCCAAAATACTGGCGGTGCAGCCGGAAGGGGTCAATCCAGGATAGGTGACTGCTGCTGCAACCGTACCAGTGATTGTATAGGTGACAAGCCATGTTCCGGCAGACAGATTTGGGAAGTTAATAAAAACATTACCCGTTGTAAAATTCAGATCACCGGAATTCGATGTAACAGATGTTCCAAGTGGTTGCGTTTGGCTAACATTGTTCTTTGACAAGAACAAAGAATTGGCATTATAGCCAACTTGTGACGCCAATTTGGGTTTGAAGAATTCAACTTCATATGTAACCCAAAGCTCACCAATAGGGACACCAGCTGTCGCTTGCCCGCCAACCGCGATCTGAAAGAGGCCCCAATCATAAAGCCTCAAGTCGCTACTGGCGCTAGGCGGAGCTCCATCTCGAACATACATCTCAGATATCGCAGTTTGATCTCGTGCACATTCGATTGGATGGAGGAAAGACTCGTTCGTACGTTTCGAGTTCGCAAATTCAGAGTTATCCATTTCAATCTTCGTAGCGAAAGGAGGGTCGAGTGAATCGTACTGCGTGCCCATCGCAACGAAACCTATATAAGGAGTCGCAGAATAATCGGTGGCAAGAGTTTTAAATTCAAAGACCATTCCTTTCAGCCGGTATTGCTGGTAACTGTTTGCGAGCGAAGCTAGCCAAGGAAAAGTTTGAAGCAGTCCGGGGTTGATCGCAAACGGCTGACTTGAAAAATTTGAGGTTGAAGATAAAATATCACCCAAATACTCTCTATGTGAAACGATGTTGTGATATGGTGAATTAGAGAGACGGGGGACTTCGCCTCCCAATTTTCCGTCAGTGCCTGCCGCAAGCAGACTATTCGACTTCACAGTATAATCACCAAACCCAACTATCATCGGGATGATCTTCGAACCGAATCTGACTAAGGCATCTGCGGCATTTGACCACCACGACTCCTCTTTCTTTTTCTGCTTCTTTTGTTTTTGTTTTCGTGGTCTCCCATTCAACTTCGTGGTAGTCGACGACGAAGGGGTCGAATAATTCATGGGTGGTGGTAGGGATAAAAGCGGATTGTATGCAATAGGTGGCGCCGGTAAAACCGGTTTCCTTTTGCGCTTCGATTGTGACCGCTTTACACTTGCATTGGTAATGTTTAGAGGTCTTGTTGATGACGAATTGGTTGTTGGACATTGGCTGCCTGAGGACATAGACACCTGGACGGGTGGCGGGACAGCTCTGGAACTGACCCTCGACCTGGGTGCCTTTTGTCGTATGGTCAATGATTGAAGTACCTAACTACCTGTGGGGATACAAATGCCGGGGTGGTAAACCCCGACAAACCGAAAAATGGGTCATTACTAAACCTTAATACATCCGCACTGTACCTAATGTCATTCAAGAACCAATCCCTCGGGCAATTGAGGGTGGTGGCTATGTCCAACTCTTGTATGTCATTCAAACTGTCAAGATACTTCTCAATTTCTAATTGTGCTGTGACAGTAATACCATATAATCTTTCAACAAGAGATCGAGTGTCGTCACCTATCGGTAAATTCGGAATGCCATATTCTTTAATAAAATCAAGTGACTCTTTCATTTTCTGGTACCTATATAAATTCTCAGAATGTGATCGCAAAAATTTTTCTGTGATGTTATCTATCTCTCCATATGTGCATCTAATCCCGTAATGAGCCAGACTCTTTAAGATTGGACACGCCGGATACTCATACATCATTGAGATGGATTTAGCAAGCAGCAGTCGCCGCAAGATTTTGTCACTTGCGTACCGGTAATTTCTTGCTCTAGTCCAGCCGAAGGCCACGGACGCTTCACTAGGATTAGTCACATTAGCCATATCAGCTGGATGGAACACGTTACCGCAGAACGATGCTGTCGATATGTCATCCGGGATCTCTATTTTGATGCGCGCGCCCAAATCAGCATACATCTGAGCCGTTGGGTAATTCTGGCATCCTATGATGCCATCGTCACCTTCAAAATATGCATCACATTGAGTTATATCATTTCCTGCTCTCTCTAAATTAAAAAATGTAAACAACAAATTCATGAGTCCGTTTCCGCAGGAAGTGTTCATTTCACCAGACATTCTTTTGGCATCAAGCGAAATGTCAAAATTTTTGAACGTTATTTTATTGCTAGTCCGCATTAATGCAAATAGATCACAAAAATGTTTTTGCATAGGGTGATTCTTAAGAGTCCATCTGTAAACCCAGTGCTCAACGGCCATTAATTCCGACACAAAAGTTGACTCATATTGTGAAAAATCGGTGCAGAATATTCTGTTGTACGTTCTTAATTTTTCTAATAGCGCATACGGACGTTGTGGTACTGAAATTTTCTTGATAAACCACTTTAGCGCAAAAAGCCGATCTCCAAATTTTTGGAAATAAGGCCCAACTCTGACCTTGTAGTCGTCATCTCGTGAGTATATTCCTCTCAGATGTTTGGGCTCCGGGTAATTTTCGTCCTTGACAAACGATTTAACTTTCGTTTTCGGTTTCCGGTCTAGCGAATCTTTATAAACTTGTTTCAGCTCAACCTTGCGGTAATCAGCATAGGGAGTATTTTCTATCCACTCTTCAAACGTGAATTGCTCATCTGGGGAAAATTGAAGAGAGGTTAAGTAACGTTCGCAGAACCGTTTCACCCAACGTTTAAATCGCCTGAGCAACGCCCTGTTGATGGGCGGCATAGCGGCTGCAACTCTTTTCGTGCAGCCAGCAAGGATGGAAGGTCCGTGGTTCAAATCCGGTACGGGTAACGAACACCCGGCAACATGGCAACCCAGAGAAACACGGACACTGGAGCGATTATAATCATAAAATCCAGGTCTTATTTTGGTAACTCTAAACGAGGCATCTGGAACCTCACCTGGACCGAGGGCCACGCCCCACTCAATGGGGCGGTAGCCGTACATCACTTTGATTCGGACAGGGCCCCGGTCCGAAAAGGAACAAGGCCAGAGCCGTAATTATCCCACATATATGACTCTCGCGCAGCAAAACAATACTGTATTGTGTCATTGTAAATGTTGCCACCATTACGAGTATTTGTCATGTAAGGGATGTTGACTGACGTATTGTTGCCGATGACATTGGAGATGTTAGCATGCGCTTTCGAAGCGGTGGAGTCAACGACAAATGTTTTGGATGTGAAACACTGTGCTGCCAGCTCAGGGCACATTTGAATGTTCGTTATGGTTGTGTCACACTCCAACACGTTGAAAATGTTGAACATGCCGTTGAAATTTGATTTCGTTCTAATCAATTCTGAAAGCAAATTGTAATAGAAGAAAACCTTCATTGGCCTTCTAATACGCAGCGTAGTAATCTCATAAGTCTTCAACCAACGAAATTCACGCGTCAGCTTGCCGACATTATGGAGGTCACCCCTGAGGTCGTTGTCATGATCCGCATTGACTTGAGTTCGCTCGACCAAACGGACAGTGGACACGCAAGGAGTGTATTCCTCGGTACTGGTCATCATAAAGTCGATCTTATTTTGTATACTCGGGTCGGTGATCACGTTGTGTGCCGCCTGTCTCCAGTGTTCATACACAAAAGGTTCAATCGATTCCATCGCATCAGGCACGAGCTGTGATGTGCATCTACTTCGAGGGGCGGAGAGAAAATCATCTTTTTCTTGCACTATTGTCAGCATCAAGGAGATGCCCCAACCTCGCTGCATTTACAAGATTCATGACAAGGTCATCCACAGCGCGCTCTCTAACAATTTCAGCTTCATCGTTGTCAGGGTCCGGCACAGTTTCAAGTAGCGGATTATCGCCACCCAATATACCTTGTCCTTGCGGGATGTCAATCACGACGTGGTCATTCTGAAATTGGAGCTCTTCTTCGATAGCATTAACCACACCTTCGGCTTCGACAAACCGCTGACGGTCCCGAATGTAGGCTATGTCTTCATTAATAACGTCGATTATATCATTCTTAGTCCGTTCAACGCGTTCGGATAATTCAGTGAATGTTTCAGTTATCTCTTCAATTTTCTCTTCAAAAAACACATCAATATTAACCCTAAGATTATCAATATTATTACGGGCATTATGTCTGAAAACGTCAAATTCGAATGATAAATCACGTTTAATTTCATTGAACTCGCCTTCAAGCCTGTCCAAAAGACTAAGGACAGCTCTTTGTTCTTGTGGTTGTTCTGGTTCAGTCCAGAAGTCGCGTAGGATTTGCTCATCCGTACGGTCATCCACAGAATCAAGGCCAACCCCGACTCCAGGTCGGGTGATGTCAGGAAGATTTCCCTGATGGGCGACTTCGCGCAAAAACATTTCATCTTCTTCATCCAGTATAGGCTCTATCTTGTTGGCAGCCTGCCTGAGAAGATGTGCAAAAGCACTTAGCATGATCGATTCAGATAATAGCCAACAAATCAATCAGGCGTAACGACCTAGTTTCCCCCAAGTACGGTCGTACAGTCGCGTTCACAGTGGACAAGC